CGCACGTGGTAAAGAGCCCACAGGTGTGTTGAACCTGTAGGAATCAATCCCACAGAGGTTACACCTCGACCCAGCGAAGACTTAACGAGGTCTTCGCTCTCAATGGTGGCCCGAGTCGTTCACCTTGAACGAACCGGGCTTTGCAGGCTTCAGTAAAATACTGAAGCACCATTGGGTTTCCTTCGGCAGCTCCACGTTCGGACTTCGCAGTCGGAATGTGGACTCGTTGCTCGAGGACTTGTGTATAAGGGTTTCGTCTCCTAATTGGAGGCTTCCCAGTACACATGAACTCGGGTAACCCGAAGGAGCCAGAACCGAACGCTGATGGGGCAAAGATCATTCGCCCTGGAAGTGTCCGTTTTATCTCATCGGCGGTACGGAAGAACCCTTTGTCTACTAGGTTCTTTATCGTATCGACGGCTGAGATGATCGATTCTGGCCGCTTGTATGTCGGAACTCCTAGCACATAGGCGCACGAAACATCGTGCCCCCCATATGCTTCCCTACCACAAGACTCGCGGAACTTGCCAGTTCTGAAAGTCTTCTGAGGGTTCACCTTTAAACCATAAAGGTGAAGGATACCGATCAAGTGATCACACGCGTCAATGGGGATGACTATGTCATCACCAAAGACTCGGACCTCCTTCGCTAACAAAGCGAGGCTATCCCGTGTCGGCTCGATCTTCCGAATATAACATAAGGAAGACAAAGCTAACATTAGGAAAACCAGACTCTGTAAAGGGAAGGTGACAGCTGAGCCCATAGTGCTGTACTTACGCAATTTCTTGACGTAAGGACAGGATCGGATCTCATATCGAACATGGTTTGTTCGAATAGATTGGAGAGCAGATAGAACTCCAGGATTCTTCCTGAAAGCTCGCTCTACTAACCAACATGAAATACGATCAGAAGCAGACGACAAATCAATTGTCGCATGCGAACCACTAAGGGAAGAGCTCGTGGCTAGTTCCTGGTTCCTCGTTTGATCTCTAAACGTGATCGAACGAGAAAGCCAAGAATGTTGCACACGGTTGTAGAAAAAGTCTCTAAGGTTTTGCTGACACCATTGACGAGAGAGAGGCTCCGAGGCAATAAGCCGAGGTGCATCTAACGTCTTTGGAACAGGTATTAGCTTAGAGACGGGGTCAGTACTTAAACTGAGCCCACCTACAACATGATCCACCCACATACCGAAATTCGCAAAAGCGAAGTCGGCAAAGGGGAAATCACGCTCAAGACGAGCATCCCAACCTAGAAACTCATACTTGAATTTCTTGTTAGGAGGCAAGTCTGACACAGCGCCAGGTCCATGTCGAAAGTCCCACGCATTAGGATCGTAAATACCTAATGTCGAGACAACAATATCGCACACTCGATCTATAGAGTGGGCAAATTGCAGCTCGTAGTGGGGAGGAGGAGCAGACGTATTATCTGCACAAGGATGTAGACGTCTATCAGCAAAAGAATGCTGAAGGGCATCCACACTATTGAAGTCTTCCGCATCCCAATCAAGGGAAGCAGAAAGACATTCCTCATCGACTTTGACAAACTCATGGATATGCTCCTCAATAACTTGTTGAGAACACATAACCCGAAATCTCTTAGCAACTCGGAAGAGCTGCCTTAAGAATTTCATAGCGAGTATGTCAGGGTCACTTTTGACACTGCCATCTACCTCAAAGACACGTAGTAGTAGCCCCTTAAACAATAAAGGGATTACTCCACGGCGACGGAATGGGCGAAAGCCCACAACGCCAGACCGCAGAAGGTGTCCCCTCGACAAACACTTGTCAAAGTGTTTGCCGAAGGCCGGAAGGTCAACCATTGCAAAATGGTGACCTCTCGTCTTGAGGAGGGAGAGCAATCGACTTAAGTCTCGATCACAATCCTTAGCAAGTGCGGGGATCAACTCAGAAGCATCTGACAAGATGCCTCTGTACACACTCGACAGAAAGGGGACGTAGCTGTTCGTAACCATATGGATTTCACTCCATAGAAGGTTATCTACGGCTTGTCCTCCTCCGGGATCGTTCCAGATTCAATTTCCTCTACCTTTGTCTTAGTAAACAAAGAGAAAAGGAACTTGATAAGGACGATGGATAATTGAAACAAAGTGCGCTCTGCACGAGGGTCCAATTAGGACTCCCAGCCGAGTAACTTAGTCGCAATTCCACCGGCCTTGACCATGTAAAAGGACAAGGCCTCCGAAACGTCGACCACGTCACTGGTAACGTCGTCCTTACTTGCACGAAGCGTGAAAGTAAGCTGACTAAGTTGCCCAAGCGGATATGTCGCTGTCGGCTTCAGGAATCTTTCAAAAGTCACAGAGTGACGATTGAAGTCCTGAGTGCCGGCCTTGACAGTGTCCGTAGAGTGACGAACTTTCGCTCGCCAGGTAACGGTGGCTTCTTCCAAATAGTATTCGGAAGAGTAACCATCCTGGTTAATGAGCGGAAGGGTCTTGGCGGTTCCACCGGAACCGTCAAGGGTGATCACGAGAGTTGAACCAAGCATTTCTTTCTGTCTCCTTAGATAGACTGGTTGTTCAGCGTAGGAAACGCTGTACAAACAGCGAACCTAAGATGGACACATGCCCCAGGCCTAGGCCTGGGACACCAGCAGTCAGAGAAGCACCAGTATAAGGTAATCTTACCTTACTGGTACTGTAAGCTGTACCTCCTCCAGACGTGAACGAACTGTTCGTCGTCGGGAGGCGGTCGAAATACGTCTCGGACTCAGTTTTGGTCATCAAACAAGCTGACACAAGCTGAGCTGGAACGGTATTACTGTGGAGGAGTGCAAAATCTCCAACATTAGTAAACCAATCCACCAACCAGGTCCATGGGATAACATCCCATGTTCCCTGGATCATACCCTCAACCGTGAGGCCATTGGCCACACGATAAGCGAGGGCGTGGAGACGTTCATAGGAAAGATCCTCAGGGGGTCGTGCTAGCATTTCCCATCTAGCAGTGGCCCACCTGAGAGCCTCAGTCTTCTTAGTGATCCGAACGTTAAAGTTTCGGGCACCAGGAAGAGTGAAGAGTGAGATTGTCTTGTTAAGGACACTCTCAACATGATCTTCGTCTATGTTCAGCTTACGGTGCACGCCACCCGTATCATACATCTCACGCAAGCGTCGATAACGTTTCTCGACTCGAGCCTGAGTTGTAATGAGCTTATGCACGTCGGAGATAAGAGGCAACCACCCAAACTGAATCGACAAATTCTGATTCGCAATTTCTTTTGCGGTCAGTGCCGATTTTGGTTTGAGTAAGAGCTTTCCTACTCCTTGGAGCATACGGGGTATGTCGTACAGATCCTGAAGCAACGACAGCGGGGTCAAATCAGGGCGACTAGGATTAGTCCTAGCAGCCATGTTTGCCCACGATGAAGAAGCTAAAGTCTTTGTAGACAAATGTGATATAGCCTTTCCCCTATACTCGTACCAATTGTGGACATAACTGCCCGCATTGATACCAGTTAGGACCGTGCCTTCTATCGGTTCACAACCGGTAGCATCATATTTAGTGATGGTTAAGGCATGGTCGACCCCAGGTTGATCGGCGACATCTTGACAGGTGCCGTCGGTCTGATTTTCCGTATTGAACGAGTGCGCACCGGGTACACCACTGGTGTACACGAGCGAATCGCCCGATATCGGATTATTCTGGGAGCGGTTTCGGATAGTCACAGCACTTCTCTGAACGAAGGGTTCGGATTGAAGAGTCGTTAGCTCGGAGAGCCCCATGATGGGGC